CGCCGACCGGCTTTATGATCGCGTTGGTATCGGAATACTCGCGATAGGCGTTAATCCCGTTGCTGGCAAACTGCCCCGCTTTATAGCCTCCATACACGCCGGCCACGGTTCCCAGCGCGCCCATGTTGATGCCGCCGCCGGCCTTGGCCGCCACCGCCGCCGCGACGGCGGGCGTCCCCATGCCGCGCGACAACTTGGCGTTGGCAATGGCATTTGCCGACATTTGCGCCATCATCGGCGACACGCCGCCGCCGCCAGCGCCGGAGATCGAGCGATTGAACGCGATCTGCTCCGCCTTCACCTTGCGGAGCGCGGAGATCGTCTGGCTTTCCCATTGCCGCACATTCGCGGCTTGGCCCTTCGTCCAATCGGCGGAATTGGCGGCGAGCCCGGCCGTCTTCGAATAGTCCTTCCATGCCTGCGCGACGGTATTGATGTCCTTGGCGCCGACCTTGATCTTCGACAGCGACGAGACGAAACGATCCGTCGCGCCGGTGTTGGCCATGCCCTTGGCCATCTCTTGAACCGCGCGCTCGGCGTCCTTGAGCGCCTGACCGACCGTGCGAGCGGGTTTGCTCACATCGTCGATCATTTTCAAGGTGAGAGTCGATGTCAGGCTGGCCATTGCGACTTCTCGATTTCCATCGCCTCGATGACCTCGGCGATAAAGTCATCCCAATACATCGCGGACATTTCCGCCATGCTCCAGCCGATCACTCGTTTGACGTAGGCTCGATAGCTGCGCCATCCGGCTGGGCCGAACTGCTCGCCAGCGCGGCCCGGAACCGGCGGGGTAAAAAAGGCTCGGCGCCCTCGTCGAGCGCGAGTTTGTCGTCGTCGTCGAGCGCGTCCATCACGGCGTTCGGAATGGGAGCGCCGGCGGCGTCGCGGAAGATCGGGAGCCGAGCATCGCCCTTGTCTTTGATCGCGACGATGAAATCCGCGACTTCCTTCGCTGTCAATTTGACGAGATGCACCTCGGCGAACACGCGACCTTCATGCTCGACTGGCCAGTCGAGCGCCACCACCTTGAACCGCGGACGCCCATTGTCGACGAAGCGCGGGGGCGCCGGCGCGATGTCCGGCGCATTGGTTTCGTCAGTCATGGAACCCCCGTTAGCCGGCGACGCGGAGGATCGCGTTCATATCGTTTTGGTTGACGCCATCGACGCGCCAGATGCGACCGAAGAAATCCCAGAAGTATTTTTCCGCCTGATTGAAATAAATCTCCATATGGGTGACCTCCTTCAACTCGAAGTCTTGGCCGACGAGATCGCCGCGCTTGTATTCGTCGTTGCCGACCTTCACCATGCGCGCCTGGATGATCGCCTTGTATTCGACCGGAATATTGCCGTTTTTGTTCCGCACGCCGCCATAGATCGAATAGAAGTTCTGCGCCACCCCGTTGACGCCAAACTGACTCATCGATTGCGGATCGATGCCCTTGACCTTGAAGCTTAGACTGAAAGCTTTGTTTCCGAGGCCGCCAATCTCGATAGCCCCATAGGAGCCGCCTGGATGGAAGTCCTGCGTTAGCTCATCGAGGTCCGAGATTTTGATGTTATTGACGATGAGGCCCTTGTCGGCGTCGCCGCCGCCGGAGCCGACGAATATCGTCCCCGCTTCCCAGATGAATAATGACGACGCCATGGTGCGTTCCTTTGATTGAAGATTGAGAGACTGGCCCTAGCGTCAGCCGGCGAGCTGTTGCGCCTGGGTGGACAGCGTGGCGATTTCCTGAATGAGCGCCGTGCGGTCGAGTCCACTGTCGATCGTGACTTGCAGAATCGGCGCGGGCTCTTCGCCGTCGAAGAAGACGCGGAATTTGCCGGCGCGCAGATTGTCCGGCGTGTTGACCGAGCTGTCAAAGCCAACCGCCCAACCGATAAGACAGTCATTGGCCTTGAGATCGACCGAGATGGCCGCCATGTCGTTGAGAACGTCTTGCACGCCTTGCAGCGTGACGTTATCGACGCCGAGGCGGAGGCGGATGCTTTTCAGCAACGCGAGGTGAATAAAGTCACGACCGCGCGTCTTGTTGAACAGATTCCACAGCGGGTCCGTGCTGGCGTTCATGTAGGAGATCAGCGACCATCCGCTATCCGTGAGCGAAGCGTCAGCATGATTGCCGCGCGCCACGACGCCGACGCCGCTGGCGAGGAGTTCCTGCCCGTCCGTCGCGCCGTCGAGTAGCGAGAAGCTGTCGACGCGCACGGTGCCGAGAATGCCTTGGATCGGCTGATTGGCGAACGAATGGAACGGATAGCCGGCATTTGCGAAATCGACCCGCACGCCGATGCCGAGCGCTTGAGCGACGACATCCTGTGTCTCGGTCCCGGTCCCGGCCAGATTTTCGATGATGACCGGATCGTCGACCGGGATAAGGCGCTTGCTCGCCAGCGTCGTCTGCCAGTTGATCGCATCTGTTTTCGTGGTGCCGGGGCCGCCGACGATGGCATGGGCCATCAGCGCTTCGCAGACGGCGGGGAGCGCCGCGCAAAGCGGGTTGGCGAGCAATTCGCCCCCCGTTACTGCGACCGTGACATTGAACTCGTCGCCGATCTGGAAGTCTGGCGAACCGTCCGCGATGGTGAACCCGATCTGATCGGCATAGGCGCTGCCGACCGTCGCTTGCGGCAGCGGGTTGCCGAAAGGGTCAGCAACCGAGAATACGCCGCCATTGGTCGGCACGACCGCCGACACGGCGAGGTCGAACTCGTCGCCCTTGATGAAATCTGGCGTGCCGTCCGCGATGGTGAAGCCGATGCCGAGGCTGCTCGTGTAAGCCGCTCCGACCACCGCGAGACCGTCAACCGTGCCATCGGGGCGTAGAACCACGAAAGTGCCGCCATTGGTCGCGGTAAGCTGGCAGACAGCGCGCCACGTTCCGAGCGTCGTGCTGGCGTTCGATGTGAGCGAACCAAGCGTGCCCCCGCCGGTATTTCCGCCAGCCTTTGGCGCGGAAGCCGCCGATGTGCCGCCGCCGATGCAAATGAGTTCGTAAATGCCAGGCTGGACGCCGGTGAGATTTGGAGGACTCGCGAGAGTGAGCGCGCCGCCGCCGACATTGCCGCCGACACGCGCCGCCGCCTCGGTGACGGTCATCGTGCCGCCGACGAAGGTGTATTCGCCGGTGAAGCCGGGGAAGCCCAGCAAACGCGGCGTCACGCCGAGCAGCGATGGTGCGGTCAGCAGCGCATAAATGCCGGTCTTGGCGCCAGAGGTGCCGATGATGTTCGTCATCGTCTCGGCGGTATCTCCGCCGGTCGCCACGCGCACCACGACCGCGCGCGCCGAGACTTGCTGCGACATGAGCTGATTGTTGACGGCGAGCAGCGTCTTATAAAGCGGACCCGACCCGATGTTGGCGAGGACGGCCGGATCGCCAGTGTTGATGTCCACCGGCGTGTTGAGTGGAAACATCGTCGCGTTGGCGTCGTCGGACGGCAGCACAATGCCGAGCACCGAGAAGTCGCCATAGGTCGGCGGGTAAACATCGTTGTCGACGATGTTAAAGATTACGCCGAAAGACGGTTCTGTCATTGGGATAGCTCCAATAAAAAACCCCGCGAGAGCGGGGCTATTGTCTGCGGATGAGGTCGCCCTCGGATTAGAACGTCAGATTTGGCGTCACGACCTCGATATTGCCGACCGTCGTCGATTTGACGCGGACTTCGAGGATCGGCGGCCCGTTTACGCCGTTCGGTTCTCCAAACACGCGGATCGCGCGCACGAATGTCCCCGTGCTGGTCCCGTCGTCGACGGGGGCGGTCATGACGATGGAGTCAACGCTATCGATCTCGACAACCTGGTTGAGCGTGGTGACTTGTGATTGCGTCATGTTGGATCCGCCTGCTTACTAAACTTCGCTTCTAAGAGAAGATCGCTCTTCAAAAACTCAACCCCATTGGCATCAAAGTGATTCACTGCAATTTTATCCTTACGAGTCCCGATTAGGAGGATATTGTATCTTCCCTTCAGCTCGAAAGTGGCCTGGAGTAATGTCATCTCTTCGTTGACTACGCCGTAACCTCGTCCAAAAGAATCGACTGATGAGACCCACACCTGCGGATTCTCGTTCAAGTGCTTCCAGTAATCTGGCAAATCCAGCGACACGGTTTGGTTGTCCTTGTCGGCCTCCATAAGGAAGCGATATATATTGTCTCCCCGTGTGGGACTCTCAACGAAGCAGTGCCGAAGTTTATGTGTCGCCGTTTTCGTCGGATCTGGATGATCAATAAGGAACGAACCAGCCCCTTTCGAGAGCGTGCCACTGACATTAAGACCATTATCCATCTGGACATTAGAGTGAAAAGTAACGCCACCACTAAACGTCGTTCCACTGAGGGACGCGTAGCCCGATAGCGCGCTAGACGTGATGTAGCCACGACCTGTCACGTAAGATTGGGTCGCGTAGTTGGCCGCAACATATGTGTCATAGACGCTAAAATTTGCCTGCACATAAGCTGTGGTAGCTAGCTGAGTGGAGTTATTGGCGCTCGACGCTGTAGGTGCAGTCGGTATGCCTGTGAACGGCGGCGATGCGAGTGGTGCGTAGCC